AAATCTTGAAGAAAAATGGCTTTTTAACCTTGACAGCCCCCGCGAACTGTGTTATTATATATGTATAAACGAAGAAAGATTAGCAAGCGAAGGCGGCTTGCACAAAAAACTGGTGGATATGCTCAAAGACAGACCGACTAATGCATTTAGAAAGTTATCTTATGCCATTTATGAAACCGAACATGAAGATTTTGGGTTCTGCGTTGCCCACACAAACGTAGTACAAGAACAAAAAACACTTGACTCATAAAGTTGAGTGTGTTATACTTTATTCACAAAAGGAGAAAATGAATAATGTCAATTGATATGGAGCTTATGCGCCGCAAGCTCGCAACTTTGCGCGGTGAAAACAAGGGTGATTCCAACTCGGTTTGGTTCAAACCAGACGAGGGAGATACGGATATTCGTATTGTTCCTACCCGGGACGGAGATCCTTTGAAGGAAATGTTTTTCCATTATAATGTCGGAGATCACAGGGGCGGAGTCCCTTGTCCCAAACGAAACTTTGGAGAGCAATGTCCGATTTGCGAATTCGCTTCTTCGCTTTGGCGCGAAGGAACGGAGAACAACGACGAGGAGAGCAAGAAGCTTGCAAAGTCACTCTTTGTGCGCACCCGCTACTTTAGCCCCGTAGTTGTTCGTGGCCGAGAGGAAGAGGGAATTAAGGTATACGGTTACGGTAAGACCGCATACGAATTGCTGCTCGGCTACATTCTAGACCCTGAATATGGGGACGTCACAGACGTTAACGAGGGTACAGATATTACTCTTACTTACACCAAGCCCACCAAGCCCGGTGCATACCCCCAGACGAGCCTGAAAATGCGCCGTAATACCTCAACGCTACTTGAGGATACCGAAGCCATCCCTGCCCTCCTTGATGGTATTCCGGATTTTGACTCTCTCTTCGAGCGTCTTAGTGCGGAGCAGGTAGGCGCGATTCTCGATGAGCAATTGGCCGGCGACGGATCTGCCGAGAGCCGTTCTCACGAGACTGCCAAGTACAAGAGCACAGAAACAACTGATGTAGACCGTGCGTTCAATGAACTGGTAGCAGGCTAGGCTCGCCCCGCTGGCAGACCGGGAAATGTCTGCCACCTTTTTAATTAGTTGCTTGACAAAGCAAACTATACATGATATATTAAGAATATCCAAAGTGGTCAAGGATTATAAAAAGACCACGGTCTCCATATGGAGAGTTTAAAGACTTCGCTTTACAGAGAAAGCAGAGGAAGTCTACTGCTAAATGTTAACAAAAGGAGATAACTAATGGCAAAAACAACGTACACCCTTAATCTGTATCGGGGGGATAAAGACGATACACCCACAAGTAGAACCACAATTACCAAAAAAGATGGCACCAAGGCTCAGGTATGGAGGATCTGCGTAAAAGCTGAAAAGGATAGCGATCTTTTCAAAATTCCCAGCGGAACCAATCCGCGCGGATTGAACAAGGACCTCAAGAAGGTGAAGGCCATTCGCAAAACTTTTGAAACGATGCCTGGGTTCTGCGTCTTTAATGGCGGCCTTTGCATTATCGTTGACGATGGTAGCATTGTTGAAAACATAGACGAGGATACGATCTCTCTCACATGTGACGCTCCAGACGCTGGACATTATGATGGCCAGCACACGAACGAAGCGGCAAGACAAGGTATGTCAGTTTTGGACACCTTAGAGTTTGAGCAGCAACTAAATGTGATGCTTGTTGAGGATTGCTTTTTTGACGACGTTCCCGGAGGCTCTCGAAGAGCGGCCGAATATTGGAATGATCGCGACGGACAAAAGCTCTATAGCGAACAAAACCAACGCGGCGCCTTTGACGTGATGAAATCTTGGATTGATCCTGTTTATATGGACAACATTGGCTTTCGCCAGCATGACCGAAACAAAAAGGACATTGTTATTAAGAAAGAATGTCGCATTGATCGCATTGTTGCGCTGCTATACACAGGTATACCTGTATTAAGAAGTGAAGAATTAGATGCGGGAGATACCATGTATGGTATGCTTCGTCTTGGAGAACGCTCTACTAAGCTCTTGGAGAACGAAAAGCACAATCCTGAGTTTGAAAAGATGTACCCCATCTTAAATACTGTACTAGAACTGTCGGACTACATCCAGAGTACCTTGCGTTCTAATTATGCGTACGACACCGGGTTCAACGACTTGGCAATTTTGCGCAAAGCAGGAAAGCGAGATCTTAATAAAGATATCTCCGATAGAAAGCATCACAAACAGTATTTGTTTTCTGGAGAACAAATTGAGGAAAGCTTGTTGCCTGAATATGTGCAGCCCATCATGTACGGACTACTTAAGAATGTGCTTACCCTAGATGCCAATGGCAATGCCATGGTTTCTCATGGCTGGTCCATGGACGATTTGAAGGCTATGTGGGACTTTGCAACTCGTGCCGTTCTAGATCGTTTAGATGAGCTTTTCCAAAAGAAGTTCATTGAAAACTTTAATTCTAGGCATGCTGAATTCGGATGCTGGGGTCTGCTCTGGACTGAGTGTGAGCAAATTCTTTCTGGGATTATTACTCGGGATGAGTGGCGCACGGATCAAGCCGCGGCCAAGTAAGTGAAGACTCCATTGCGATACCCCGGCGGAAAAAGCCGTGCGGTCAAAACGTTAATGGAGTTCGTGCCCGAAGACTGTGGGGAGCTTTGCTCCCCCTTTCTCGGGGGCGGCTCATTTGAGTTGGCGCTCGCAGAGCGTGGAACACGAGTGTATGGATATGATCTATTCAGACCGTTGGTTTGGTTCTGGCGCTCCCTCTTGGACGATCCATTCCTCATAGCAAAAAAAGCTGACCAACTGCGCTCGGGCCCCAATCAATATGAACACAAGGGAAAATTAGTTTGGGGGCGCGGATTGCTCCGTCAAGATTTCGAGCGAATTCGAGAAGAACTGCGACAAGCCATTCGCTACTCTCGTAATTATACTTATGCAAACGCTGCCAAGTTTTATGCTATTAATCGTAGCAGTTTTTCGGGAGCGACCTTTAGTGGAGGATGGTCAGAGCGTGCGTCTTATGCGCGGTTTACGGACTCCTCTATCGAGCGGCTTAGAGACTTTAAAGAACCCAACCTCACAGTTGAACAAAAAGATTTTAAGCAATCCATCCCAGCGCATCCTGATGCGTTGCTCTATCTGGATCCCCCTTACATGTTAGGCGCCGATAAAGATAAACTTTATGGAGACAAGGGAAACACTCACTTTGGCTTTGATCATCGTGGACTCTATGATATAATCTCTCAACGGCCCAACTGGATATTATCTTATAACGATTGCGCAGAGATTCGAGAACTCTATAAAGAGTATGATATTGTCGAAGCCAAGTGGGCCATGGGAATGAAGAACGTCAAATCGAAAACCCAAACAGAAAAGAAAAAGATGGGGAATTCATCAGAAATTATTATTACATGCTTGCCATAACCATGTAAGTGTGTTATAATATAATATATAAGGAGAGGCACTATGCCGAGAAAGGCAAAACAAACGAAAGCAGGTCGTGTATCCATGCAGGAACTCATGACCTTAGTCAACAAGAAAGCGGGGCGCAATGTCGCCCACGATCTAACGGGGGAGAACCCCACCCAAGTCAAGGAATGGATCCCCACAGGATCGCGTTGGCTTGACAGTATTATATGTAAAGGACACATCGGCGGCATCCCTGTCGGCAAAGTCACAGAGATTGCAGGACTCACCTCCACAGGTAAGTCTTACATGGCCGCACAGATTGCAGCCAACGCCCAGAAAATGGATAAGCTCGTCGTATATTTTGATTCCGAGTCAGCCATCGACCCTGCTTTTTTGGAGGCAGCAGGCTGCGACCTAGAGCGTCTAATGTACGTTCAAGCATCGTCTGTCGAGTTTGTTCTTGAGACAATTGAAGAGCTTCTAGGGGCAACTGATGAAAAGCTGTTGCTGATCTGGGATTCGCTGGCATTCACTCCCGCAGTGTCGGATGTGGAAGGCGACTTTAATCCTCAATCCTCGATGGCAATGAAGGCACGCATTCTTGCAAAGGGAATGTCAAAGCTGACGCTCCCTATTGCAGACAAGCAAGCAACCTTCTTGGTTCTTAACCAGCTTAAGACTAACATTACTAGCGGTCCGATGGCTCATATCACAGCGATGACCACTCCCTTTATGACACCAGGAGGCAAGGCAATGCATTATTCTTATTCGCTGCGCATCTGGCTCACCGGACGCAAAGCCAAGAGTGCTTTCGTGATGGATGATAAAGGT